CGTTTGGCACAGAAAGTTGAACAGGTTATTGAAGGCAAACCCAATACGTTACTCAAGCCTAGAATGTATTTTGACTGCAATCCTCCGAATAAAAACCATTGGACTTATTCATTATTCATTCAGCATAAGGATGTAGAAACCAAATTACCACTTAAAAATGAGCATGATTACTGTCATTTTCAGATTAATCCGTATGATAATAAGGAAAACTTATCGGATGGCTACTTAGAAACCTTGAACAATTTAAGTGCTAGACTTAGAAAAAGGTTCTTGGAAGGAGAGTTTGCCGATGCGAACCCAAATCAATTATTTAAAGAAGAAGATATTGACAAATGGCGAGTGGAAGACGAACGCTTACCTGACTTTGTGCGTGTGCTTGTCGGTGTTGATCCAAGTGGTTCTGGTGATACTGATAATGCAGATAACGATGCAATTGGAATCGTGGTCGGTGCTTTGGGTGTAGATGGTAACGCTTATTTACTAGAGGATTGTACGGTGAAAGCTGGGCCATCAACATGGGGTAAAGTCGTAGCATCTGCATTTGAACGTCATAAAGCTGATTTAGTATTAGCTGAATCTAACTTTGGTGGAGCAATGGTCGAACAAGTTATACAATCTGCTAGACCAAGAACACCATACAAAGCCGTAAGTGCATCAAGAGGCAAAGTAATTCGTGCAGAACCATTTGCACTTTTGTACGAACAAGGTAAAATTAGGCATTGTGGGCGATTTATTGATTTAGAAGATGAAATGGCTGGATTCTCGACACAAGGTTACATCGGTAATTCATCTCCGAACAGAATGGATGCTTGGATATGGGTACTGACAGAGTTGTTTCCAGGCATGGTGCGAGAACGTGTAGAAAAGAAATTACAACAACCAATAAGAAGACCTATGATGTTTACTCGTAACGGAAATTATGGAGGTAATTGGGGATGAATCTTAAAAATTTAGTGAATTACAATCCTGAAACGGGTATTTTTACAAGAAAAGATAAAAAAAATAAAATTATTGGCAGTTATGATCAAGATGGATATTTAAGAGCAGTAATAAAATATAAAGAATATAGACTTCATAGATTGGCATGGTATTTAACACATGGAGAATGGCCTAAACATCAAATAGATCATATTAATAGAATTAAAGATGACAATAGATTATGTAACTTAAGAGAAGCTAAAAATTTTGAAAACATGGCAAATAGAGTTTTAACAAATAATAAATATAAATTTGTTGGTGTTAATTTTGACAAAAGAAATAATAAATTTATGGCTAGAATTATGACTTTTGATCCAAAATTAGGACTTAGAAAAAGAAAACATTTAGGTTATTATGAAACAGCTCAAGAAGCATCTGAAGTTTATGACTTGTGGGCTCAAATGACACAAGGAGAGTTTTATCATGGCAGATAGAGAAAAAGACATTATCGAACGAGCTCACGAAAACTTTAAGGCTTGTTTAGACTGGGAACAGACCACTAGACAACGCTTTAGAGAAGATATGCGTTTTCTATTTGCTGACTCGGACAATCAGGATCAATGGGAGCCAGCAATAAAAGCAAGAAGGCACATGGCTACGCAACCAATGATTACTATTAACAAGGTACATACACATTGGTTAATGATTGTTAATCAAATGAAGGAGAACAAGCCAAGTATTCAAGTTCATCCTACCAATGGCGAAGCAAGTTACGAAGCTGCACAAATCTATGAAGGATTAATCCGACATATTGAATACAAGTCAAATGCTAAAGTTGCGTATGATATAGCGACTGAGCAACAAGTTGGTGGTGGTATTGGATACGTTCAAGTCATTACTAAATACGCAGACGATTCTACATTTGACCAAGAAATATATATCAAAGAGATTCCAGACGCTATGTCGGTTTATCTTGATCCTCATATTAAGAAACGTGATGGTTCGGATGCTAGGTTTGCATTTATCTATGAAGATATGCCAAGACGAGATTTTGAGAAAAAGTATCCTAATGTCAGACTTCCTGCTACAAGTCCAAGTGGCAATCAGATGTGGATTACTAAAGACGTTGTAAGACTAGCAACATATTTTGAAAAAGAAACTCGTAAAGAATGGTTATATTCCATTACGAATGACGATGGATCTACAAGGTTCATGCGTGAATCCGACATTACTGTTGAAGAACGCAAACTCTTTAATGAGATTATTCGTCAAGGTGGCGAAGGAATAGACAGACGTAGGATTGACAAGCACGTTATCCGTAAGTATTTAATTGGTGGACAAGAAGTCTTGGAAAAAGGTATATGGCCTGGCAGTTATATTCCTATTGCAAGACAAGTTGGTGAAGAAGTTATCATCGAGCAAAGACTAGACCGTAAAGGCATTGTGCGTTACATGAAAGATGCTCAACGTGCGTATAACTACAATGCGAGTGCTGCACTTGAATATGGTGCGTTACAGTCTAAAAGTCCGTATGTTGCACCTGTAGAAGCTATCGAAGGATTAGAAAACTATTGGGCAACTGCTAACGTAGAGAATCATGCTTATCTACCATACAACCATATGGATGAACAAGGCAATCCAGTACCAGCTCCACAGAAAGCACCAGCTCCAATGGGTGCTCCTGTTTACATGGAAGGTATGCAAGCTGCCAACATGGAAATGATGATGACATCTGGTCAGTACGAGCAGACGTTTGGCGAGCAAAGCCAAGAGTTGTCAGGTGTTTCCATTGATAAGCGTGTTAATCAAGGTAATCGTGCAACATTCCATTTTCAAGATGCACAAGCAAATACTATTCAGTTTATAGGTAAGATTATTATTGACTTGATTCCTAAAATCTATGACACAAAACGTATTGTTAGAATCTTAGGTGAAGATGGTTCTGAAGATCAAATTATGGTCGATCCACAAGCTAAAGAAGCTATCTTGCAAAACGAGATTGAAGAAGAAGCTAAGGTTAAGACTATTTTTAATCCGAATGTTGGTAAGTATGATGTAGTAGCAGAATGTGGTCCAAGTTACGATACGAAGCGTGAAGAAGCGTTTGATGCGATGACTAAGCTATTAACTGCTCAACCTGCTTTGTCGCAAGTTATTGGTGATTTATATATGGGAAGTGCAGACTTTCCTGGTGCTGATAAGTTGCAAGAACGTATGCGTAACTGGATACCTCCTAACATTTTAGGAACTGGGCCATCTGAGCAAGAAAATGCCATGATGCAACAGTTACAACAGCAACAATTGGTCATTCAGCAATTGACAGAGCAATTGAACGAGAAGCAACAATACATTGCCATCGAGAAACAACGTGCTGACGTAGATGCATTGAACCATTTAGCATTACGTTACGAGAATGAACGTCAAGACGTAATCGCTGCGTTTAAGGCAGAAACAGATCGCATGAAAGCATTAATTGGACAGTTAAGTCCAACACAACTCAATCAAATTACCGACAAAACCGTTACAGAGATTGAGAACGAAGAAGATCCTGCGAAGGAATACGAGCATACCAATTTCGATCCATCACAGGTTATTAGTCAATACTTACCCAACTTACAACAGGAGCAATAATGGAAGATACAGCTACAACGCAAATAGACGCTGAATTAAACCAAGAACCAATAGAAACACCTAAAGAAGAACCAAAACAAGAGAACTCATATAACGAACTGCCTGACTGGGCAAGACGTAGGATGGGCGAACTTGCTGCCGAAAAGAACGCTGCCAAACAAAAGCTAGAAGAATTACAAGCTAGAGCACAACAGCAACCAGAGCAAACTTATGCTCAACCTCAAGAGAATATTCAAGAACTAGCAATGACTTATGCTAAACAAATAGCAGAGCAACAAGTTCAACAACAATCTTTTGTGGCTAAGATGACAGAAATTGAGAAGAACGCTAAGGAAGAATTCGGTGATGTTTACGACAAATCCGTAACGAACTTACAATTAGCTGGTGTTGGTGGTCAGGAATTCTTGCAGGCTTTAGCTGCAATTCCAAGTCCTGAGAAGGTCATTACATTTTTAGGTAAGTCTGAAAACATCAATGAGGCAATAAGAATAGCTAATTTAAGTCCATTACAAATGGGAGTTGAGTTGACTAAATTATCTTCAAAAGCCACTAAGGAACTCGGAAAACAGAAGTCAAATGCTCCAGCTCCTGTAGGTGATGTTGAAGGTGGTTCAAGTAGAGCTTTAGGAACTGTTGAACCTGATCCATCGGATTCTGAAGCATGGATTCGTTGGAGAGCTGCAAATGCAAGAAAAAAACGCTAAATAAAAAAATCCTATTGAAATTATTTTTGATAGGATTTACAATCAATTCATAGGTCGAAATGAACCGTTAATCATTGTAACAGGCGTAAATTGTTTCTCTCTAGCCAAGACGAAAAGTGAGTATTTCCTTTTTTTCAATTTAAATGGAGAGTCAAATGACTACGAATTCTTTATTAACGATTAACCAGATCACCAATGAAGCGGTGCGTCTGTTTACTCAAACTAATGCGTTTTTACGCACAGTAAGCCGTCAATATGATGATCAATTCGCTCGCACCGGGGCGAAAATTGGAAGCACACTCCGCGTTCGCTTACCAAACGATTACACAGTATCGACTGGGCCTGCAATTACTCCACAAGGAACTAATGAGCAGAACACAACTTTAACCGTAGCTACTCAAGCAAACGTACCTGTATCTTTTGGTACTGCTGAAAAGACAATGCAGTTAGATGACTTCAGCGAGCGTATTCTTGCTCCTGCAGTTAATCGTTTAGCTGCTTATGTTGCTGCTGACTTGATGAACGTAGTTAATACTTCAGCAAACTTAGTTGCAAACCTAAGTGGTTCAACATTGTCAAGCCCAACAGCTACACAATGGTTACAAGCTGGTGCAGCACTTGACCAGAACTTATCACCAAGAATGGATCGTAAGATTATTCTTGATCCAGTAACACAATCTCGTACTATTAGTTCATTAGCTGGTTTATTTAATCCACAAGTTAAGATTTCTGACCAGTATGAAACAGGTATTATCTCTCGTGATACTTTAGGTTTTGATTGGATGTATGACCAGACAACTCTAGTTCATACTGTTGGTACATTTACTGCTGGTACTGTTAATGGTGGTTCACAAACAGGTACAACTTTAACTGTTAATGCAATTACTGGTTCATTGAACGCTGGTGATGTTATTACTATTGCTGGTGTATATGCGATTAACCGTTTAACTGGTTTATCACAAGGTACATTACGTCAGTTTGTTGTAACTGCTAACGTAAACTCTGGTGCAACTTCTATCCCAATTTACCCAGCGATTACTCCAGCTCCTGCTGCGTTTAATACTGTAACTGCATCTCCAGCTAACTCTGCTGCAATTAGCTTAGTAATGCCTGCTGGTACACAGTATCGTCAGAACTTGGCATACTTCCCAGAAGCATTTACTTTAGCAACTGCTGACTTAGAAATGCCTACTGCTGGTGTGGTACAAGCTGCTCGTGCTAACTTTGATGGAATTTCATTGCGTATGATTGAAGCATATGACGTTATGTCAGATAGCTTGATTACTCGTATGGATATTCTATACGGTTACGCTGCAATCAAACCTGAATGGGCTTGCGTAGTAGCAGACGTAGTTTAATTTGCGTTGTAGATGTATTGGTGGACTCTCTTAATTGGGAGTCCATTCTTCAGATTAAGGATAGATATGAGCCAACCATTGCCGACAACTCCTAGAGATATTATTACTTTAGCACTTAAAACGGCAAACGTCATAGGTGTTGGACAAACTCCATTGGCTGAAGATATAAACGATTGTTTCAATATGCTAAATATGATGCTTGCTCAATGGCAACGCAGACGTTACATGGTATATAACTTAGAAACAATAGGATTACAAGCGACTGGTGCAGTATCGTACACAATTGGTACTGGACAACAATTTAATATTACAAGACCTGTAAAGTTAGAATCTGCATTTATTCGTATGCAAGGTGGTTCTGTTCTGCCTGTGGATTATCCTTTACAAGTTTTAAGAGCACAAGAAGACTACAATCGAATCTCGATTAAGAATCTTAATGCGTTTCCTCAATATGTTTATTATTCAACTGGTTTTCCAGTAGGTAATGTTTATGTATGGCCTGTACCCAATAATCAATATGAAATCTTTATAACTGTGATGATTCAGTTAGATTCATTTGAAAATCTAAGCGATACGATTGTTTTGCCTCCTGAATACTTGGATGCATTGCAATGGAATTTAGCAGATAGAATATTGACGATTTATGGTATGCCTGATAATCCGAAGATTACAAAGTATGCTGAAGCAAGTATGCGAGCAATTGAAGAAGTCAACTCACAAATTCCATTGTTGCATATGCCAATTGCTTTGCGTGGCAAGTCTGGAGCATACAACATTTATGGAGATTTCTACGTTGGAAGTGCTGGATAATGGCGAAGGTAGCTTTATCCAATGGTGCTTATCAAGCAAGAAGCGTTATAGCGTCTGCACAGCGATGTGTTAATCTTTACTTGGAAGCGAATCCACAAACAAGTGTATTTCCATTTACGCACTATCCAACACCAGGCTTAACTTTACAAAGTAGTGTTTCTGCTATTTCATGGAGAGGATTGTATTTTGCAACTAATAACAAACTCTATGGTGTATGTGGGAACATTGTTTATGCGATTAGTAGTTCATATGTTTGTACCATTATAGGAACAATTACATCGTATGCTGGGCCAGTTTCAATGGTCGATAATAGCGTTGATTTAATCCTTGTTGATGGCACGTTAAACAATGGATGGACAATTAATCTAGCGACTAATGCGTTTGCTAAGATTACTCAAGCTGGTTTCTATGGTGGTAATCAAGTCAATTATGTTGATGGATACTTTGTATTGAACTATATTGGCACACGAGAATGGTATATTTCTCTGCCAAATACAACGACATTTGATCCAATTGATTACGCATCGACTACAGGATTCTCGGATTTATTAGTTGGTATTGGTATTACAAGACGTTATTTATATTTGTTTGGTGAAACAACGACTGAAGTTTGGTTTAATCAAGGTAATACAACATTTCCATTTGGTAGATTGCCTGGTTCGTTTATTCAATATGGATGTGCAGCGACTAATTCAATAGCACAAATGGATGGTGAATTGTATTGGGTAGCAAAATCTCCACAAGGTCAAGCGTTTATTTGTAAGACTTCTAACTTTGCAGCACAACAAATTTCTACATTTGCTATCAATAATGAGTTACAAGGTTATCCAACATTATCCGATGCTATTGGTTATACCTATGAGTTGAACGGACATTTCTTTTATGTAGTTACATTCCCAACGGCTAATAAGACATGGGTATATGACTTGTCTAATAATCAATGGAACGAATGGAATTATATTGATGATAATGGTGGATTTAATCGTCATCGTTCAAATTGCTTTGCGTTTGCTTACAATAAATTAATAGTAGGCGATTGGGAAAACGGTAATTTGTATGCTATTGACCAAGACAATTACACAGATAATGGACAACCAATAACAAGAGTTCGTGGTTTCTATCACATGGAAGATGACGCATCTAGTCGTGTGCATTACCGTAACTTTATTGCTGAAATGGAATCTGGTAACGGATATTTAAATCAATCAACAGAAGTTAATTTGCGTTGGTCGGATGACAGAGGCAAGACGTATAGCAATCCAGTTATGCAAAACTTAGGTCAAGAAGGACAGTATCTTACAAGCATCAAATGGAATCGTTTAGGAATGGCAAGAGATCGAGTATTTGAAATCTTTTGGAGTGTACCTACTAAAACGGCTTTATCTGGTGCGTTTGTAGATGCATTACCAAATAATGGCTAATCTTGCATCCAATTTACCAGTCCTTAATATTCCATTTGTTGATGCGAATAATAATTTAAGTGTGCCCTGGCTAATGTTTTTGGTGCAAATGTACCAACGAACAGGTGGCGATCAAACACCTCCATTAAATTTAACGCAGATTCAGCAACAATATTTACAAACAGTTAATATTCTGTCGGCAAATGGATTTGCAGGCAATATTATTTATACAACAACAAATGCTGACGTTACTTTATCGACAACAGTAACAGGACTTGTAAAAGGTAACGGAACGGCTTTGTCTGCTGCAACTTCAGGAACAGATTATTCTTTGCCAATCTTAGTAAGTTCTGCAAATGGTTTTGCTGGTACTGTGGTCAATGGCACAAACAATGCAACTGTAACGATGAAAACAACGATTACAGGACTTTTAAAAGGAAATGGAACTGCCATATCTGCTGCCGCATCTGGAACGGATTATGCTCCTGCTACGAGTGGCACAAGCATACTTTATGGTAATGGTGCTGGTGGGTTCTCAAATGTAACGATTGGATCAGGAGTTTCATTTACTGGTGGCACATTAAGTGCAACTGGTTCTGGTGGTACAGTAACATCGGTTACAGGAACAGCACCAATATCTTCAAGTGGTGGTACAACTCCAAATATTAGTATTACGCAATCTTCTGCAACAACAAGTGGCTATTTAAGCTCAACGGATTGGAATACGTTTAACAATAAACAACCATCTGGTACTTATGTAACATCTGTTACAGCTACTTCACCTGTTTTATCATCTGGTGGCACTACACCTAATATCAGTATGGGTGCAGCGAGTTCATCTGCAAATGGTTATTTAACATCGACTGATTGGACAACTTTCAATAATAAAGGTTCAGGAACGGTTACAAGCGTATCAGGAACAGGAACGGTTAATGGTATTACTTTAACAGGAACGGTTACTTCTAGTGGCTCTTTAACGCTTGGTGGCACATTATCAGGTATTGGAAACAGTCAATTAACCAATAGCACGATTTCAGGTGTTGCTTTAGGTAGTAATTTATTTAGTTTAACTGCTGGAACTGGTGTCAGTTTTAGTTCAGGAACAACTTATAACGGTTCTGCTGCAATAACCATTAATGCGACTGGATCAGGTGGAACGGTTACGTCTGTAGCTGCGACTGTACCGAGTTTTTTAAGCATTTCAGGCAGTCCAATTACTACAAGTGGAACATTAGCAATTAGTTATTCTGGAACGGCTTTGCCTGCTGTTAATGGTGGAACTGCCCAAATTTCTTATACAACAGGCGATATTTTGTATGCAAGTGCATCAAATACTTTGTCAAAATTAGCCATAGGAACAACAGGTTATACATTAACTGTGGCAAGTGGAGTGCCAACTTGGAAACCTCCATATGTCAGAACATCATTTACAGCGACTGCAAGTCAAACGACATTTAGTGCGACTTATAACGTAGGTTACGTTCAAGTCTTTGTCAATGGTGTTTTATTGAATGGAACGGATTATACGGCTACAAATGGCACTTCTGTGGTTCTAAGTGTCGGATGTAATGCTGGCGATATTGTGGAAACGATTGCATACAATGTCTAAGGAGTTTATTACCTCAATTATGCATAATGACCGAGTTTGGGAGTCAGTCAGAATTGATGGAGTAAATAAAGAGCAGTATGGTTATTGTGAGTCGGATGAGTATTTCGTCAATGAGCATGGATTTGTGATGTTTAGGACAGTTACACCGACAATGAAAGAACTTCATGTTTGTATGTTGAAGTGCAAACATACTAAGGAATTTGTGGAAGAATGTATGGAAAAGATGAAAAAACGAGGCACAAAAAAATTTCTTGCACCTATTGGTGATTGGAACAAAAGTGCATTAAAATTGGGTAAGCGTCTAGGTTTGATTGAAGAAGGCAGAATTGCCAATGCCTACATGAGAGATGGCAAATTTCATTCAATGGTATTGATGGGGAGCAAATTATGAGTTTTATTGGAAATGCGATAAGTGGCTTATTAGGTGGCATAACAGGATCAAGTCAACAAGCCGATGCTGCTCAACAAGCTGCTCAAATACAGGCTAATTCACAAGCACAAGCACAAGCTGCATTACAACAGAACCTAGCACCATATCAAGCGATTGGTGGTGCAGTTTTACCTCAAATCTTACAAAACTTAGGTGGAAACAGTCAATATTCACAAGTACCAGGTATGACAGGATTTAGTTTTAATCCATTTTCATTTAATGCTTCTAATTTGCAAAACACACCAGGTTATCAGTTTACTTTGCAACAAGGATTAAAAAATACAAATAATGCTTTATCTAGTCAAGGTTTATTGGGTAGTGGAGCACAAGCAAAAGCATTGTCAGACTATACAACTGGACTAGCACAGAATACTTATAACCAACAATATCAAAATGCTTTAAATTCTTATCAAACAAATTACAATACGGCATTAGGTGGTTATCAAGCCAATATGAATCCATTATTAAGTTTATTGGGAACAGGTCAAAATTCTGCTGCTGGAGTTGGTCAAGGAGCTTATAACTCTGCTGTTAATGCTGGAAATGCATTAGCACAAGGAGTTTCAACTGCTGGATCACAACAAGCAAATACTTTAAATTCATTATTAGGATTAGGAAGTGCTGGAGCTGGTATTTATTCTGCATATGCTTTGCCTGGTGCTCTAGCAGGTTTAACTGGTGCTGGAGCTGCTGGTGGAAGTAGTGCTGCTGCTTTAGCTGCTTTATTACCATAAGGAAACAACATGGACTTAGCTCAATCAACAACTGTTACACCACAAAAAATGGTAACACCTAATTTTGGTCAAATTCCAGAAGCTATTAATCAAGTTTTAAATATACAAAAAAATAGAGTTGGACTTGAACAAGCTCAACAATCTTTATTAGCAAATAAAGCTGTATCTAAAGCAATTAAAGAAAATACTAGCGAAGCTGGCGATTTAGATGTGCCAAGCATTATTTCGCAATTGTCTAAAGATGAGAACGCATCTATTAATTTGCCTGAATTAGCGACTAAATTATTAAGTTTAAAAGGTCAGCAATTTACAACTGATACTGCAAAACTCACTAATTTAGCAACTAAAAACACATTAGCTGGTCAAAGACTTGGGCCATTAGTTGCACAAATTAATGAAGGCAAAGAAATACCTAGAGATAAGTTAATTAATGAATTTGCTCATATGGCAAGACTTGGTGTGTTTACTCCACAAGAAGCAATGCAACATATTGCAATGTTACCTCCTAAGTCCAATGATTTAGAGCAAGAGAAATTAAACATTCACGATTTTATTAAGAATGAACATTTAGCAACGATTAATAATGAACAGTTATTAGGTAAGTTGTTACCACAACAGCAATATATTGGCACAGGTGGTGGCACACAGATATTGAACGTCAATCCATTAACAGGAACATCAAAGCCATCTGGATTTATACAAGGTCAATTGCCTGCTGGAACTCCATTAGTAGCTCAAGAAGGAAACAATCTTGGATTGCCTGCTGGTACACAATATTTACTTGGCCCAAGTGGAGCTCCTACAATCATTCCTCAAGGTGGTTCACAAGGACAAGGACAAGTTACTAATGCATCTCCAATGGTGTCTGGATTAGCACCAACAACTACAGCTAATCTTGAAACAGGTAATACTTTGATTAAATCTGCTAGAGAAGAAGCAAGTAAAGTGCCTGATATTCGATTTAATACTAACAAGATTATTGAATTGGCTAAGAAAACAACTACTGGTAGTGGTGCTGATTTAGTACGTAATTTGCGTGGTGGTTTTGCTGCATTACCATTTACAGATGATAAAGCAACTAACTTTGACTTGTTAGGTCATCAATTATCATTGCAAACAAAAGCAGCAGCTAATTCACCAGGCATCAATGGAACAAATGCTGGTCAAGCATTGGCTTCACAAATTGGTGGACATGAACATTGGACTGCTGACGCATTGGTTCAAGCATCTCGTATCAATAGAGCAATGGCAGAAGCTAAAGATTTGTTTAATCAAGGTATTAAAAATCTTACTCCTGAAAAAGCAATTAAATATCAAAACGCATGGAACAATACATTGGATGTTAATACATTGCGTTTATATGATGCATTTAAAAACAAAGTTGAAGATCCGAATGGATATAAAGAAGTTGTTAAAGAACTTGGTGGTTCAAAGTCAGAAAGATTTATTAACGCTGCAAAACATTTAGATAAAATTAATGAATTAATATCGAAAGGTGAATAATGGGAGCACCAATATCATCTAAAGATTTACTAGCAGAAGCAGGCTATACAGAACCTAAAGGTACTGTTACGATTAGTGCCGTTATTCCTAGAGATAAAAAGATTGACTTAGAAAACTTAAATCCTGAGTTATATGCTCGTATTGAAAAGATGCGAGAGGATTGGAAGAACGATAAAGAGTTAAATCCTAAAGGAACGGACTTACCAATTACTCGTGCAGCTAGTACGGCAGCAGAACAAGAAGATTTAATCAGACGAGCTAAAGCTGGTGAAAAAAACATATTTACTCCAGCTCCTGTACCAAAAGATGCAAAGATGGTTCATCAAGATGCTATCGATTTGCCTACAAACGTACCTGATACATTCTTAGAGAAATATGGATTGCATAGACCTTTTAAAAATAAAGGTGATCCAGTTCATGTTCAAATTAATCCTAAAATCGAATATAAACTTCCTGAACTTAATTCTGGTAATTTAATTTCTGCTGCTGATTTATTAAAAGAAGCTGAAGTCGTACCAACAGAAAATAAAACTTATGCTCCTACAGATGTATTTGCTGCGTTACTGAATAAAGCATTAACAGGAACTAATTTAGTTGCTCCTAAAGAAATACCAAAAGGTTCAATGCTTGAAAAGTTGTTAGGTGGCATGGAAGCTGGAACATCTGCCGTAACTGGTGTTATTACTGGTTTTCCTGCTGCTATGGCTTATGGATATGTACCTCCAGGCAGTCCTCAATCTGCTTATAATGAAGCCGAAAAACATATGCAAGCAATACAACAGTTTCATTATTTACCGAAAACAGAGACAGGTCAGAACCTCATGGAAATGCTTGGTGGGCTTCCTAAAGCGATTCTAGGCACTTCTGCTCCATTACCTCCAATGTACGGAGTTGAGAGTCAGTTAATTGGTCGTACTGCATATGAAAGACCTCCAAGTGTTGTTAAAAAGCCAATGCCTAGTCCATATGCTTTAACAGAACCTCCTGTTGTAAAACCAACAAATGTTGTTGAATTGCCGACATTGAGTGGAGTTGGTGCTGCTGAAGCTAAGTTTAATCCTTATGGGAACAAAATATCAGGTGAAGAATATGGTCGTGGAGAAATATTCCCACAGATTAAATTATCTAAAATTCTTAATGATGTTTCTCCTGAAGAACAATCTACTAGAGCACAAGTATTGCAAGACATTCTTAAAGATAGTAAACAAATTAGACCAGGTGTTTTAACAGGCAATGAAAAAACATTAAGAGAAGAATATGTAACGGCTAAACGAGCAAATGAAACTCCTCGTGGTCAGATGTTAAAAGAACAAATAGCAAACGAACAAAATGCTTTATCTGATTTTGCTCAAAATATTATTGAAAAGACTGGTGCAAATCGTAAGTTAATTAATGATGAAGAACGTGGTAATGCATTAAATAACGCATTAATTGGTCATTACGATGCTAAAACAGGCGAATTTGAAGGATTTAAAGGCTATTTAAACAAGTTAAAAGATGATGTTTATAAATATGGATTAAAGAAAGTTGGCGATAATCCTGTTGAATCAAGCAATATTGATAGACTTTTAAATTCTAAACAATTTCAAGCAGAATTAAAGTTAAAAGGTAATCCAGACTTTACGAATGGATTAAGAGATTTATTAGAGTTGCATAAAACAGAAGGTTTCGAAGGTACTAAACCTAATTCTATTGCTGGCTTAGAAAAACTGCGTAAAGCATTAAATCGTCAATGGACTCCTGAAAATCGTTATGCCATTGGTGAAGCTGTTAAAGCTATTGATGATGACATTGCTAAAGTTGGTGGGCCTGGTGCTATTGAAACAGGTAGAAACTTGCATGAACTAGAAAAAACAATATTTGGTTCAAAAGGAATGGATACTATCTTTGGAGAATTTGATCCAAATGGTATCAAAAAAGGAGTTGGACAAGATAAGATAATGAGCAAGTTGAATGGTTTAGATACTGCTCAATGGAAGCACGTTTATGATACTGCTGACAACTTATCTAAAGGATTTATTCGAGTTGGTAATATTAACTTTAAAGTGCCTAAAGATTTAATTGCACAAGCTAATATGGTTAAAAACGAGATGAAAGGTTCTATTGCTCGTGAAGTTTATCAATCTGGAGCTGATAAAGCTGGTGTTTGGAATCAAAACTCGGTTAATAAAACACTTAATGCTAGAGAAAGTAAGATTCGATATGCATTTACTCCTGAAGAACAAAAAGCATTTCACGAATTAAATATTGGTGGTCAGATTATGCCAGGCATCCATTCATATGAAGGTGGTGCAATGCAAGCTGAAACTATGGGATACCTAAAGAAAGGAATCTCAAAACTTCCTTATATTGGTGGTGTAGTTGCTGGTAGTGCAACAAAAGGAATGGGAACAGGTGCTGGGGTAGCTGGTGGTGAAGTTGCACAGAATTTAATATTGCAAAATCTTAGCAAAAAAGACGCTGCAAAGATGAGAGAAACAATGCAAAAGAATTATAATCTAGGTAAGTTGCTAGACCTTAAAAAAGCGAATGAGGAATAATTTATGAGTGGATCACTAATTCCAAACGGAAAACAACAGTATTTTGATGCGAATGGTACTCCACTAGCAGGTGGTAAAGTATATTACTACATTCCTTACACTACAACTGCGAAGAATACTTGGCAAGATATTAACCTCAGTATTCTTAATACGAATCCTATTATTTTAGATGCTGCTGGAGAATGTATCGCATGGGGAGCTGGTGCTTATAGACAACAAGTTTATGATGTCAATAACAATCTTATTTGGGATCAATATACCTATGGTATTAATCCAGCAGGAAGTAACTTTGTATCGCAAGAAGAAGTGCAAACAGCAACGCAAGGTCAAACGCAATTTTCTTTAACAACTATTACTTACACACCAGGTATTAATTCTTTAGTCGTGTTTGTGAATGGTTCAAAGCAATTAGTCAATGTAAATTACACAGAAACATCAAGCGTAGTTGTTACGTTTGCAAGTGGTTTAAATGCTGGTGATGTAGTAGATTTCTATGCATCTTTGCCTGCGACTGCACAGAACATGAGTAATGCTGTAACTGTTGCTTATGATCCTCCATTTACAAATAGTGTAGCGACTAACGTACAAGCTAAATTTGCTCAAATATTATCTGTTAAAGACTTTGGTGCTAAAGGTGATGGGACAACAGATGATACGCAAGCAATTATTTCTGCTTTAAATGCAGTTCAATCATATCAAATTCTTGATTTATGTAATGGAAATTATGCTGTATATACAGGAGTTGTAGGAACAACAGGAACAACAGATGCTGTAACTTTATCTAATACAATTCGTTTATACAATAAAACTAATGTAACTATTCGTAATGGAACAATATTTGCAGCAAATCCAAGTTCTTCAAGTACAGTTTTAAATTTTCCTTCGACTTTTTCAATTGATGGATGCACTAATGTTCGATTAGAAAATGTAAATTTTTATGCAAAAGGACAAAGTTATGGAAATTCAGATGGTTCAGTATCTTTAACTTATGCACAACGAAGAAATTATATTCAGCAAAATGGTGGAAGTGCATTAATTGTTGTAAATAGTTCTGGAACAACAATAAATCAATCTAATTTTTATTTAGCTGGATCAGTAGGATCTGTTTATATATCTAGTAGTAATGAAACAGTTTTAAATGATTGTTTTTCTTCTCCACAAAATTTAGGTTATGCAGCATATGCAATGGATTCTTGGTGTGGTGGGATTTCAGTAACTGGTTTTCCTTATTATTTAACGTCAATTAATGATTGCAGAACAGATGCTTTAGGAGCAACTTATGGTTCTAAAATAGGTGTAAATGTTGCAGATGCTGATAATATTTGCCATGTAGTTGGTGGTATTTATAAAGATTGTTATGCCAATGGTGGTTCTGGTGGTCAAGTTTTAGGAAATGCTTTTAATTCAACTGATGCAACTTTATATGTTACTGGTTCACAAGTTGATAATTGTGCTTCTGTTGGTATGTTATCTCATGCAATAAATGATTTAGCAACTTTAATTATTAATGGTGTGATTGCAACAAATATAAGAACATCTGCTTTAATAATTGATTTAAAGTCTTTTGGAACATATTATGCGTCTTTACAAAATTGCAATATTAATATTATTGGAACGTCATTATGGTCAGCAATACCAGAGCTTTCTGTAAGCACAGTTATTGCTAATAGAACTGTTACAACAAATATAAATGTTGATATATTAAATTGCAATATTAAAGGAGCTGATACATTTGAAATTAATAGCAGAGCTTGTTATGGTGGAATTAAAATAACAGGTGGTTATTATGAAGTTTCACATCGTATATTTGATTCTTTAGGATGGGGTGGAGCAAGTTCTGGATCAATGCAAGGATATGAAATTATAGGTGGAGCACAATTTAAAATTACTGGTTCATCAACTACAAATGCAGTAACAAATAATAGTGTAACTGCAATTAATTCTATCGCAAATGAAGATGGTTCTTCTGTATTTACTTATCAATATTTAGATTTTGATTCAAGTGTAATTATAAAAAGTGTTTTATTTAATAATTTTATTTCATTATTAACATATGGAACTAATTTAAATGAATTACAAATATTAGGACAACAATTACAAAATTGTTATCAAAATCATACGGCAAATATTCCATATATTGCAACTGTTAAAGTTATTTCTTTAGATGGAATTTCAGGTAGCAATTCTAAAATTACATTTGCTTTTTTATCTAATAAATTGCCTGGTTTATCTTACATAATAGATGATACAAATGTTAATAGGCAATTTTTGGGGACTTATTCTGGGCCAACAATTTCAAGTAGTTTATTAGAATATGGTATTTTTGTTAATAATTCTGTTGCTAATTTTACTGTTGGCAATACATATGTTATGAATTTAGGTTCTTAATGTCTATATCTCGTAACTTATCATTTCTTGCTGAAGGAGTATCCTCGACAGGTGTGTTAGGTGCGACTTATGGTGGTACTGGACAGTCTAGTATCACTACAGGCGATTTATTATATGGTTCTGCTAGTAATACTATATCTAAACTTGCAATAGGTTCTACAGGCACGATTTTGCGTGTTGTTGGTGGTGTACCAACATGGGGAACTGATTATACAGGTACAGTAACAAGCGTTGCAGCGTCTGTGCCATCATTCTTATCTATATCTGGAAGTCCTATAACTACATCAGGAACATTGGCTATAACGTATTCAGGTACTGCATTACCAATAGCGAATGGTGGAACTGCACAGACAAGTTTTACTTCAGGACAAATTTTATATGGATCATTTAATCAATCATCTAATTTAACTTTTGATGGAAATAATGTAGGAATTGGTATAACTCCAAGTTCTTTTTCAAGTTCATGGAAAGTGTTACAAATTGGATATGGTGCATTTGCACAAAGTTCAGCAGGTAATGATGCACCACAAATTTTAGCAAACACTTATTACAATGGCTCAAATTATATTTATCAATTATCTGATACTGCGTGTAGATTTCAAACAAATAATCCAGGCTTTACTTGGTATGTAGCACCATCAGGTACGGCAGGAAATCCAATAACTTTTACTGCTGCAATGAATATAAGTGGTTCAGGCGGTGTATCAATAGGTAACACTACTGATCCAGGTGCAGGAAATTTAAGTGTAAGTGGAAGTGTTATAAGTCCTTATATTAACGCAGGTTCTGGAAATCTTTTTTTACAGGCTGGCAATGCTACTAAAGCCATAGTAACATCTTCTGGTCATTTTTTATTAGGTAATACAACAGATAATCCTGGCGGTGGTTTAATATCGGTAAAATTTGATGGAAGTGCAACAAATGGCATTAATTTACAAACGACTTATTCTTCTACTGGTTCTGATTATATTTTATTTTATAATTCAGCAGGTTCTCTTGCTGGTTACATTAGTCAAAATGGAACTACAACAGTTAATTATGTAACATCTTCTGATTATCGTTTAAAAGAAAATATTGCACCTATAACTAATGCATTAGAAAGAGTTGCACAACTTAAACCAGTTACTTACACATGGAAAAATACTGTTGGAGAACAAGGCGAAGGCTTTATTGCTCACGAACTTGCTGAAGTATGCCCATTAGCAGTAAGTGGTGAAAAAGATGCTATTGACGCAGAAGGAAACATTAAAGCACAAGGTATTGATACTTCAAAATTGGTTGCTTTATTAACTTCAGCTATTCAAGAACAACAAGTAATTATTGAACAACTTAAACAAAAGGTCGGATTATGACTACATTAATACCAAAATTTGATTTAATGAATGGTGGCTCTACACCATCAGGTGCTATTAATAGATTTATTAATGAAAAACTTGTTGAATGGGTAAGTGTTAAAGATTTTGGAGCTAAAGGCGATGGAACAACAGATGATACTACTGCACTTCAGGCAGCAAGAGATTATATTGCTTCAAATCCAAACACAGGATTAACTTTTCCAGGTGGTACTTATTTATATACAGTTAGTCCTAATTGGGCTATTCAAAATGTTGTTATTCAAGCAATTGGTAAAGTAGTTCTTAAATATTCTGGTACTGGTAATTGCGTAATACTTGATAGCGGTGCTACTGGTGGTGTAAATAATTTTCAAATGCTTGGTAATTTTATTGTTCTTGGAACTTCTGCATCACAAAATGGAATTTATTTAAGGTCAGTAAGTCGTTCAAAAATACAAGCAAGAATAGCTGGTTGTGGAACAAATTATGCTGGATTAAGAACTGAGTTTTCTGTTTGTTCAGAATTTTGGGTAGTTGTATCTTCTAATGAACAAAGTTTTGGAACTGCTATACCTAAAAACGGATATTATTTAAGTTCTAGAGCTAGCAATGAACAAACTTCAGATTGTACGTTTTATAACCCCATAGTTGAAGGTGTAAGTGCTGATGGCATTTATTTGGATAATGCTAGAAAAAATAACTTTATAGGTGGTACATCTGAAGGTATTGGTGGATGGGGAGTTTATGTAGTTTCTGGTAATGGTTGTAGTTTAAATACATTTAATGGTATAGATATAGAAGCAGCAACTTTAGGTGGTATATATGATGGTGGCTATTACAATAGTTACATAAATTGTTTAGGTAATAGCATACAAATTGCTAGCGGATCTACTAATATTGAATTTATAGGTGGGCAATATGGATCAATTATCAATGCAGGTGATTTAACTTTACATGGTGTTTCTTATACTGGTAGTATAACTAATACTGGGAAAATAGCTAAAACTTCTGTTTATAACATTACTTCAGCTACTTATGATTTAGATATTAAATTAAATTCTTTTCAAAATTTACAATCTATTCCCAATGCAACTGCTACAACAGTTATTACTTTACCTAGTAGCGGAAATTATTTTTATCAAGTTTATGCGTATTATTTAAATGGTGGCGGTGGTAATTCTTATGCTGCATATGCTGTTATTTATAAATCCGTTGGAAGTGCTGCTGTTTATTTACATCAAGATGGCGTAAATGTTGCAATTACGTTATCAGGATTAAACATTCAAGTTACACAAACAACTGGTTCATCTTTATTAATTCAAACTGTTGCACAAGTAATATGATTAATTACATACTATTCGCTATATTCGCACTTCTTCAATTTGGAGACTTTTTGACTACTTATAAATGTTTAACAATGAATAAAGGACATGAAGCTAATCCAGTTGTTGCATTTGGAATATCTAAGATTGGATTAATTCCTGCATTGGCTATTTATAAATCATTAGCCGTTATTGTTGGATGGTTTGTTAAGGATGTTTTAATTGCCATTGCTATATTAGATGTTGTTTATACATATATTATCTATTCAAACTATAAGATTATGAAGGCTTAGTATGGATATGGAAGCTGTAATTGCTGAAAATGATAAGCGTTTGTCTGTGCATGAAGCTGTTTGTGCAGAACGCTACGAAGGTATATTGGATTCTTTTGACAAAGGATCTAAGCGTATGCAACGTATTGAATATCTTTTATACGCTGTGATTATATCTGTATTTTTTGGTAAAGACATGATTGTCGATATTGTTCAACATTTAATATCAAAATGAAATGGTTAATCCAATTGCTGAAGGTGCAAGCTCTCTAGCAGATAGTTTGGAACAAACTAGGCAAGCTGGAAAGAAACTTACCAAGAGCATTGAGAACATACAACGAGATGGAACAGAAGTCGCATTACAGGAATTAGAAGCAAGAAAGAAGCATAAGATTCACGAAGAAGCAATGGAAAACTCGATGATATATCGAGCTATCCAAGAGTATCAAAATCAGAGTGCCATCATTCAAGCAGAAAACGAAGCTGAAAAAGAATTTAAAGCCAAGTATGGTGCTAAAGAATGGTCAAAAGTATTAGAGTTAAAACAAGTAGTAGAAAAAGAACATTTAGAAAGTAAGAAGTATTACGGTCATAAATTAGAAGACGTAAGACGAGTGCAGTTTTGGTGTTTCTTTGCAGCGTTTATTGTTACCAGTTTGTTGTTTTATTTTAATCTTGTATGACATGGGCAACCATTTGGTTCATTGTTTATTTGATTGAGTTGTTCATTTGGGCATATGTATTTTATTTGCATTTTGAAGAAAAAATACATAAGAAACCTAAAGTAAAGTTTCCTATGGAACATAAAGTAATTGTTCGAACCAAGAAGGATATAGTGCGTGGATGATGATTTATTCAAATGGTGGACAATATTTGCATTGATTTGTATGATGTTAATTATTCTATTAAAGGACTAACTATGGCTCTCGATCCAATATCCGCAGCACTTGATTTGGGTAATACGTTAATTACTCGTATCTTTCCTGATCCAGCTCAAGCTGCCAATGCCAAATTAGAATTATTAAAACTCCAGCAATCTGGTGATTTAGCTCAAATGACAGCTCAAACTGATATTAATAAAGTTGAAGCATCTAATTTATCCATATTCGTATCAGGATGGAGACCAGCTATTGGATGGGTATGTGCCTTAGCACTTGCTTATCAATACCTTTTAAAGCCATTAGCGATGGGTATATTGCCAAATTTTGGTATAGCAATTGCTCCATTACCAGGACTTGATGATAATTTATGGCAATTAATGATGGGTATGCTTGGTATGGGTGGATTAAGAACAATGGAAAAAATGCAAGGAGTTGCTTCTAAATGATTAGTCCTAAGTCTGTGCCAGGCTTTGTAACCGTATGCGTAACCATTACATTATGTATTGTAATTATTGGAATGGTAGGTGCTTTACTTGCTGGATTATTTGATACTCAAGTAGATAACAGTAAAATATTTGAAGCAATTACACCAGCATTTCAAACAATTATTGGTGGATTTATCGGACTTATAACAGGTATCAAAATAGGACAAGAGCAAGATGACAAATGATCAATTAAAAGCAATAGGACTTGATGAAAAGTGGCTACAACCGTTAATTGATGTATTTGCTAAATACGATATATCAACTCCTAAAAGACAAGCTAGTTTTATTGGTCAATGTCAGCATGAAAGTGGTAACTTTAAAGTATTAGAAGAAAACTTACATTACAAACCTGATAGACTTCATATTGTGTTTCCTAGTCGTTTTCCTACTGTAGAGAGTGCATTACCATTCGATACACCAGAAAAGATTGCTAACAAGATATACGGTGGTCGTATGGGCAATTTAGAAGATGGTGATGGATGGAAGTATCATGGTCGTGGATTAATTCAATTGACTGGCCGTGATAACTATAAATCGTTTAGTGATTCGTCAGGAGTGGATGCCATTAATAATCCTGATTTACTGTTGCAACCAGAGTACGCTTGTTTATCTGCTGGATGGTACTGGAATAAACGGAATTTAAACATGGCAGCAGACGCTAGTGATTATAAAACGATGACGCAACGCATCAATGGTGGTTTGCTAGGACTGGATGACCGTATAGCAAAGATTCAAAATGTAGAAAAGATATTAGGTGGATCATAGATTTGGTTACTGCTAGCTGTAAGTCGGAAAATAGGAAAAAAACTTACTTGTAACATCCTCTAGTGCCTATTTAACTGATCCACGAATCATTCTACACATTTGACGTTCTTTTGGTGTGAAATCAGGACTTATTTCCATGAGTCCACAATCTTTTTTAATTTGGTATCTTTCTAATTCAGTTAAAGAAATAACAAATAAACACACCAATAAAGAAAAAATAACGGCTACGTTAATAACCGTTCTCATTTTGATAACCATTTCTTAAATATATCCCAGATACCTTTAGACAATAAAGCTGTTTGTAGTCTA